TTGACCTTGAGCACCGCTAACCCTTACCGCTTGATATGTTGCCTTTGTTAGTGTTGTGTTTGGTGAAACCTTGTTCACAACCCTTGCGACTAAATCAACGCCATTTTTGAGAATAACACTACCGCCTTTTAAGGTTGTTTCGCTGCTGCCTATTGTATCGTTCCAACGTGTAGTACCAACAACCGCCGTACCCGTTGGTGATGTGTCTAATGTAAGTTGACCTGCTCTTAGTTGGAACTCTCCTAAATTAACATCACCCGTTGCACCACTATAAGGAACACCACCACCATCTAATGCCCAATATGTATCATAATCAGTATTGGTTAACTTCTTTAGTACTTGTCCCGTACTTCCACCCGTAGGAACTCCAACACCATTAGCACCCGCAGGTCCTGCTGCATTAGATACGTTTACAGTTATATCTTCACTTGATTCTGTAACAATGACTAAATCATTCTGAACGTTTACATCAATACTCATCTTCTATGGTTTAGTTACATCATCGTAAACAATAAAATCACCTTCAAGGTAAGTCTTAACAACACCGCTTGTAAAAGTTACTTGCATATCCCAAACGTAATTGCCTTTAGCAATATCAACCAACTTATTAACTGTGATTTGGTTATTGCTTACTCCTCCAATAGTCACACCGCTTCCATTAGTCAAACTCAAAGCAAGAGTACCTGCACAACCTTTGCGGACCTGAATATAAACAGTCGCACCCGTTAAGTTTATCGGTGTAGTATCTGCTAAAAGAGTAAAGACTTGTTGCCAAGTATCATTCCTCCACATTTGAATATCTAACTTCCCAGGTCTGAAATCTGATGCCATTTCTTTTCTTTTAAATAGATTTATGATGGATAAGTGTAATCTGTTGGAACTTCACACCTATTTTGTAAATATGGTAAGTCAAGTGAGATGGTTGCACTAACCCCTGCAAGATATTCGGGAGTATCTTCAGTAAAGAAATCAAGAGTTACCGCATCTTGCATCACAAAGTCAAAGTCATTGTAATGAAGTTGAGCAATTATATCTTGAGCAGTTAGTAACTGGTCCGATAATACCTCTTGCTCATTTGATTGCTCAGGAAGAACCCTATCACAGAAGAATAAAGTGAAGTTCAAGGTTGAGGTCTTTCCATTGATAGATGCACCCGTTATGTCAAAGAAAAAAGCAGGGTAAACATTATCTGAACCCTTACTCAAGAAATCAAATGCGTTTCCGTAGAAAGTTGTCTTGATTTGTTGATGTGCATTTCCCAAGTCCTCTATTGTCTTGATTACATTGTTTAGGGTTGTCATTCTTCTTTACTTTTTCAAGATAGACTTTAAGTTTCTCTTGGTTCTTTTTTGAATATGTCTTATTCGCCACAACATCTATTTATATTGCCTTGATATTTTTCTTCAAAGGTTTTACCACTACAACAATCATAATCGCCTAACCAAATGGTAGTGGTGTAGGCATCGTTGTCAGGAACAATTGTATCTACTCCAGTACCTGGGTTAATGTACTCAGGATACTTTGCACTTGCTTGTGATTCTTGCTTGAGGAACTTGATTAACCTTTGCTTGTAAAACTCAGCACGGGCAGAGTATCTATTTGCTACATCCGCTAACTCTGATGCACTCGGTTCTGTTTGGTTATCTCCTGACTTCCTTACTACTCCTTTGTTATAGAATTGGTAAGACAATGCCATAGGCAACTCACTCATAACATAATAAACAAGGCAAGGTGTTATGTAGGTATTGAGCAAAGTTTCTTCATCACAATTCAAGTCACCACATTCAATGCCATTCTGCAACCTCTCATAAAGTGCCGTACCAAGTGCAGGGAGGATGTATGCATCTTGTGCATACAATATGTCAGGGAAAACAAGTTTAGGGTCTACATTAACGTGTAATCCCGTTCTGTCTTTTATCGTATCTACTGATATGAAAAGTATGTTTCTGCTCATTTTATTTCTTTTTAACCACAACATTTCTAACCCATTGATGCCTGCAACTTGGAGAATCTCCCCACCAACCACCGCCTCTGTCAAAAACAGAGTAACCAAGTCTTGCACTCAGCATCTCAATTCCTTTCCTTGTCCAAAGTTTATCCTCTGCAATCAACTTCCTACAAAACTGCCTTGATGGATGTGATGCACTATCTCTTTGATAAGATGGCACAATAGGCTTCCACTCATAGGAATACCTAACCTCAAAGGTTGTTACCTCCATATCATCAACCAACTTGCTTAATGGTTTAGTAAGTTTCCTTTCCTCAATTTTTGGGTCATAATTAATAGCACCCGATTCAACCAAGTAACTTAACCTTCCTTGTACTACATCCCTACTTTTCTTTACTGCTCCTGCAATGTCATCAATGCTTATTTTCGGGTCTTTATCAATCAAGGCAAGGATTTGCTTATCAAGTGCTTTATCTATCAAGGAATCATCTGCAAATGCTTCTCTTGCACTAAATACCGCCTTTGAATGCAATATGTTATAATTGCACTTTGGTTCACCACATTCACTAAACATTGCAATTACAGTATCTTCATCAAGTGCAGAGAATTGGAAGTCATCTGTACTTGGGTCATCATCTATCCCAAGCATTGCATTTATGTCTGCATCTGTCATCCCAAGACCTGCTTTTAGCATAGTTGTTGCAATCTCTTTGGTAATCTTACCTTGAGAAAACTGCCTAATCACTCGCATCAATTGCTGATATTGTCTACCGCTAAGATTCTTCAAGTTATCGTTTACCTCTGCTTGTACTTGTTCAGTTGTGGGATTATTTGCAACAACTGGTTGATATTTAGATACATCAATACCTGCTTTCTCCAATAACCACTCTTTAGGTGCAATCTGCAAAAGTGCTGCCTCGCTTAATTCAAACCCAATAGGTTCTACTGGTATAATAGTAATCTCAGAAGTAGCACCTTTTAACCTTGCCAATTCATTAAATACAGATTCAAGGAATTGTTGTTTATCGTTTACATAGGTGTTCTTAAATATCTCATAAGAATCCCTCATCTGTGTCCTTGAACCAAGTTGCCCAGGTTCTGCAATACCAAAAAGACTTGGTGAGGTAATCTGATGACCTGCGAAAAGGTTGTTTTGTATAATCAAGTCAACCCTTGTGAAGTCCTCTTTAGTTATGTCAGATGCACCGAGGTCTTCAATAATAGGCTTCCTTGCAGGGTCTGTTGTAAAGGACAAGATAAACTTCTTGCCATCTGAACCGCTAAATCTATCAGTAAACCTTCTTTCAATATTCCGCTTCTCATCAGGTGAAGGTTCACCATTGGGAAGAGTAATAAGTTTGGATGCAGAGAATCCCGTTTGGGCATTGCCAAGAACGTGTCTGCTGACTTCTATATCAGATTCAATATAGTTCAATGCACCCATATAACCTGGCAGAGCATAGGTGTCTAAACCTGGTCTGTATTCCTTTACATAAAGTATCTGCTTGCCTTGTCTGACTTTTGTATTAAATGCCATCATTGGCAGTGCCTCATCTTTTCTCTCAGTCCAATCTTTCTTGTACCAAAACTGCGTGTTATCAGCATTGGACCTGATTTTAGTATAGTCAATGTGTAACACATCAACCAACTTGCCGCCCGTTAAGGACCAAATAACCTCAAGAAAAGCACCTCCAAAGATTTCAATATCAATAGATACCTTCCTTGTCAAATCGTTCAAGTTCTCAAACTGATTAGGTTGAGCAATGAACTGCTCCGCAATAGGGTCTACTTCATCTGTTTTCCAACCATTGCCTATGATGTAATTAACCTTTCCCTTAACGATTGCGTTATGCTTTGCACTCTTATTGTAAAGAGATAGCAAGTAGTTTGGGTAATCATTCTTTTCACCGAACTCAATATACCCCTTACCCCTCTTTTCTCTATATTCGGGTTGCCTTGCTTCTTGGAAGTTTAATATTACTAAATCATTCATCTTGTTATATATGTATTGTCAACCTCATGCTGCGTATATTCAAAAGTGGTTGATGGTGACAGTTTCATGATTCCCTCCTCAAGCAATCCCGTTGCCTGAGTATAGTCTACATTGTACGCACTTGATTGCTCATAAACATAATACAACCATTCCCCAATGTTTCCCAATCCAAAGTATTTCGGTACTTTAATACTGAATTTATTATACCTATCCTTAAATGGTGATACATCTAAGTTATTAAGCAGAACAAAAGCAACCTCATCCCGTGTGGTTCTGTTCACAAAACGGAATAGATAGTTAGGAGAAGTCAATGTCTGCTTCTCGGTTAATGTTAAGTAAATAAACTCTGTTGCTCCTTGAGTGAGTTGTATCATTATAACTAAATAGATAATCCCTTGACTTTTACCCAAAAAGAAAGGCAACCGAAATGGTTGCCCTACTCATTCTAAACCTTATGTCCTATTTACGCAGTCAGTCCTGCTATAATCGCACTTGATACTTCAGGAGCAAGTGAAGGTTCATTGCCAGTAAAGGTCAATGTGTAACCATTCCTATCTCCGAAAGCAGTACCAGTCGCACCATTGCCACCAGTCAAATCAGCACCATTTACCTTACCAAGCAACCAATATTTATCGTTTCCATCCTGAACTACTGCCAAGAGATTATTCTTAGCAAGAAGAAGGATTTCGTTTCTTGTGTTCGCTTGTAGTTTATTTAGGATGATTGACAATTCTTGAGCATAAAAAACAGTACCATTCTCAACTGATGCAGTAATGTTCTCAGTCAATGAAGAAGTCTGCTTAACAAGTTGGTACTTGTAAAAAACTTTACCTGCACTCTTGGTGATTGTAGTTACAACCCCTGATGCTTCTGTAATTGCGGTAACATCAGCGAAAGGAATAAACCAAACGGCTTTTATACCCCCGATGCTCTCCTTACAGTCTAATGTATAATTTTGGGTTAACGCACAAGGCATGGTTATGTATTAAAATTTTTAATAATATGTTTTATAACTATAAGATAAGGCAAGGGATGGAAACCCACCCCTCACCTTAATGTTATTTAAACGAAGAATTTAACGATTTCAGAAGGGAATGCAAAGTTGATACCCATCTTGAACTCGCTTACAAAACGTACTTGGTCGGCTTCTTTTGCGTAGAAGATTTCAAACCTTTCTTCTTCATTCAAAAGGTCAGTACCCAAGAAGAAGTTAGAAATCCTTGCAGCAACGATGTCACCAGTTCCGTTCAAACCTTGAACCGCAATTACCCTGATGGTAGTACCTGGGAGAACAAACTCACCATTTGCCTTTTGGTCTACTGTGTAGTGGAATTGGTTTGCAGTTTTCAGAGCAACTGTGTAAGTCCTGAATACATCCATACCGCAGAAGATAACCATATCATCCTTGTCTACAACTTGGGCAGGAATTGCCTTGTAGATGTCATCAAAAATGCTGATTACGTTTGCAGCGGTGATTGCAGTTTCTACAACACCATGCAAAGCAACACTATTTGCGTTAACAACAGTTGCACCTGCAGCAGTAATCAACTTAATCAAACCATCAAACTTGTTGAGGTTTACGTTTACAGAGGCAGTATCACCTTGCCACAAAGCCGCTTCAAGTTGTTGTGCAATCTTCTCTGCTTTGCGGTTAGAGTACTCCTCAGAGTAAATCATTGAATCGTACATAGAACCAGCAGGGAGTGCTTTTTGAAGATACTTTGCTTCAAGGTCCTTCATACACAATGCTTCGTTAACCTTGATTTTACCAACGGTTACTGCCCTTTGAGTGAAAGAAGTTGTACCTGATGCGTTGAATCCGCAAGATGAACCATCTTGGAAGATTGCATCTGTGTCCATGATGTTGATGGTTTCGGCAGATTTAACTCCTACCATAACATTACCCTGGTCCTTAATAAGTGATGCAGTTTTGCTACCAAGTACAGAAGATGCAACAAGTAGTGCTTCGTTCTCTTTGGTATAGTTTGCCAATGTGCCTACTGAAAATCCCATTTTATTTAATTTTTATTGTTTGTTAATTAATTACTTCATTGATTTTGCGAAGTCAAGAAAGCGACTGATTTTGTCCTCTTTCTTTTCTACATGAACATTAAACTTATCCTTTGGTTGCTCTGTTGCATTAGCAGATGGGGCATTCAGAATCTGAACCAAAACATCTGAAATGTCGCTGATACCTTTGCTGAACTTCAACTCTTGTGAGGCAAGTTTAGCATCGTATGCCATCTTAATCTCATCAAGTTGTTTCTGCATTTCTTCAATCTTTTTCTTCATCATATCTTCCTCAACGGGTACTTCTACCTCAACAGATACTTCAGGAGTTTCTACCTCAGGAAGTTTAATTTCCAAGATTGTAGATGCTTCATCAAGAACGATTACAGAACCATCAATCAACTCATGCTCTCCAGCAGGTGCAGGTGTTTCAACTCCTGCTTCATCAATAAGGGAAACCTTACCGCCTACTTCAAGTTTGTCAATCATTACCTTAGCACCGCTTTTCAAAGAATATTCTGCGAAAGACTGTGTAGGTTCAGCAGATGCTACTGGCAATTCGCCTGCCTCTGCGAACATCTGTTTAATCTTATTAATTGCTTCCAATGTTGTCATAAAATCTTTAACCATAAATAGTGGGTATTTTTCAATGTACCATATAGGGCATTCTTAACCGATTTGGGCAAGTACACCCAAGACGTTCTCCCATAATTGCTCAAGCCGTTTATCCCCCGTTTTTCGGTAGTTAAATTGCCCCTCAACACTAAAACCCCGAACCTTTCCATCTTTTACCATCTGCCAAACCTCATCGTTATCAACTTTAAACGAACCAAACCAAGACCCATCAGGTACATCCTCAAAACCCTTCATTGCCTTTATTCCCCTCTTGTCATCCTTAATCCAAGATTCAAACATGGTCATTCCCTCGGTAAGATTACCCTGGTCATGCATCAAGTTTACATTTGATTGGTAACCCTTCTTGAAGAACCTCTGTGCAATCTTTTTTATTGTTTCTTTGGTGAAAACCACATAATATTCTCCGTTATCATCGTTCCGATAGATAGGGGTATCCGAGAGCATGAGTGGACCGCTAATGATTCTTTCCTCCTCACTTTGGATTGCAAAGTTTTGTCTATCTATCTGCTTCAGTTTCCTTTCTGCCCAGTCAATCATAGCATCACCTCCCCAAGCATCCCACATTAAACCACCACAACCTTCTGAATAAGGCACATCTTTATACTGCTGATGCCTTCTAAATCCGCTAATTCTTGCCAAAGTTTCCCTTGTCAAATTCTCTTTGTTTGCGATTTGGTTTGCTCTTAATTTTCCCGTTGCCTCACCACAAGAACCCCAACCATTTTCCTCTGCCCATTTCAAAGCACGTTTAGCATTATTAACTGCTGCCTCAGGATAATCATTGTAGGAATCCTCTGCGAAGTGTTCGGTCCAAATAGAATTACATATTGCTACTGCTTGCTCAGTTTCTTTGCCTTCATTAATGACATATTCAATGCATCTTGGGAGGAACTTGTCTTTACCTTCGCCTACTATTGGATTAATAAACTTGTCATCACGAAACATTAAAAACTGCCTCTCTATGGCAGGTCTGTCAACAAGGCTAACCACATCCACCTCAACATCATCCTCTAAATCGTTGGTTATCTCTAAGTTGTAAATTGGTATATTCTTTTCCATTGTAACTTTTTTATAGTGTTATTTGTTACCCAAGCCTCGCTGCTCGGTTGATTCTTGTTATTTTTTCTTGACTATTTGTTATATCTGATTCCACAACGTATGCTCTCCCAGTTGCTGACCCCATTTGATTGATGGATTGCTGATTTAATTGTGTGATTGTATTCTGAATAGGTGCAGTTGGTGTTATTGGTGCAGATGCCATAGACATTGAAGGAGCACCCGTATCTGCTACATTACCCGTACCTTTTGCAGATGGTACTTTTGTACTGATAATCTTTTTTACGTTTATCAATCCTGCTGCAATAGTTGCTGCTGCTGCAACTGGTCCAAAGATGCCACCTTGTGCTAATGCCTTACTTGCACCTTGATAAGTGTTTATTATTGCCTGAGTAACTGCGATTGCTTTACCTGCTGCACTATTTTGGTCCACAAGACCGCCAATGATAGACAAAGATTGGGAGGCAAGACCCAACTGAGCATCAAACTTCTCTTGCTCAAGTTTCTTTTCGTAATCAGTTAACTGCTTCTTCGCATCTGCTTGTTGTGTTGCACTTACAATGATTGCATCTGTAACACCTTTAGCGGTTATCTGCGTTTGAACTAAAGCATCTTTACCTGCTGCCGTTACTCCAAGAATCTGTGTAGTGGTCAGGTTTGCTGCAAGTTCTTTTTCTCTACGGATTAAGTTCTGCCCTTCCTCATAATCTTTTCTTATCCTATCTTTTTCCTTCTGCTTTTCTGCTGCAACTTTTGCTGCCTCTGCGTTTCTATCTGCAATCCTTTTCTTTTCTGCTTCATCCAATACTGCATTCTCAACCTTTAACTCCCTAAATCTTTTTGCTTCTTCCTCGGTTAATGACCCAGTAAGTTTCAGTCTTTCCCTTAGTGCATTGGTTTCGTTTGCATTCGCTTCCTTTTGGAGTGCGTAAATCTCTTTTTCTTTACCGCCTTGAGCAGTTAATAGTTTTACCCTTGCTTGTATGTTTTCATTTGCCCTTTCATTGGTCTTGCTTAGTTTCTCAAGCACCCTATCTGCTTCTGAGGTAATACCTACAAAATCAGTAAACTTTGTGACAAGATTACCTACAAAGTCTGCAAGTTTACCAAGACCTGGGATGAAGTTAAGGACTACTTTTTTAACTGTTTCAAAGTTCGCAATCAGCAAACCAACACCAACTACTAATGCACCTATCCCCGTTGAGATAATTGCAGACCTTAATGTCCCGAATGCTTTAGAAACACTATTACCAATAACTGCACCAAGTTGCTTAAATGAATCAATGCTCTCACCAACTGCTTGAAGTCCTTGAGAGAGTGCCATTGCAGACTGAACCTTTAACAAGGTTTTCTCAACTGCTTCTGCTTTATTTCCGAACAAACCGACTGCACCTTGTAAGGCAGCGAATCCACCTGCAACACCTGACAAAGATGCCGTTAATGCTTTAAACTTTGCATCAGGATTAAATGCATCTGTTAAGGCTTTAGCATCACCAATGGCATCCTTTAACTCTGCTGCTCTCTTTGCTGCATTGATTGCCTCTTTAGATGTTGCACCGAACTTCTCAGACAAGGTGTTTACCTCATTCTGTGCTTCCCTCAATTGTTGCTTTAGTGAACCAACTGACTTGCCTACATCACTCGCATCTACTTGTACCTTGACACCAATTATTTCTTCTGCCATTTTAAATGTATGTTAATTCAATTACTTTAAGAAAATCAACCTTTGTAGTGTTAAAGTCCATCGGGTTATAATCCATGACCTTATTCAACCGCCAAAGTGAACCATCAATATAAATCAGTTTACTAAAATCAAGATTATAAATGTCAACCTCATTCAACTTTAAAGAACAAGTGAGTAACTTACTATCCTTATCTGTTATCTCTGCAATGTACTCGGACCAATACCCATTAAAAAGATTCGCTGCCGTATAGGTAGATGCATCAAAAAACAACTCTTTTGGAGAACCCCAACAGATATCATTCTGTGGATTGATTGGGTTATCAAGATGCCCTGCATATCCATAAACATTGAAGGTTGCAATTGTACTTGCTCCGTTCTTCATATTCCAGTTACTAACCCCCGTTATCTTCCTTGCTTGAAGAATTCTAATAACGGAATCCATCTTATCTTCTGCAATGTTTGAGTTAGATAGTTTGTATATGGCAGAATAAATCTTATCAGTACCACTCTTTTGGTAAAGTATTGTACCTGCAAATATTAATTCAGTTTTATCAACTTCCTTTACAAACTCATTTTCTGAATCATAAATAAAATCACCATACCCCTCATTGTACTTCTTTCTGTAGTTCTCAGCATAGAAGTCATTGTCTTGCTTATATTTATAATCATAATACCTGGCAGTAAACTCAGACATTGGTTTTATCCTCATTACACTACTTCTGTCCACCTTATCAGTCCAGTCTATCTTTGTGCCATCGTAAAAGTCAATGAAAGGCTTTATTATAAGTTTCTTCTCTACCAACTTATCCTCATAGACATACAGATTGAACATCTTAACAATGGATGCAAAGAAGTCCTTCTGAAAGATACCTTTGGGTATTGTATCCTTAATTACGATATCCTCACCATAGTTGATAGTGGTATCTGTTGGATTGTTTGAGGTGATGCTAAAAGTGCCTTGCTCAATGTCAAGGTCCGAGAAGTTTCCTACCAAATCAACATCTAAAGTATCTGTGTTTACAATTGTAATAGATGCAACACTAAGTATTGCGTTAAAGTTGTATCCATTTCCAGGCAAGGTGTAAGTAACAACGGATATCGGTGTACCATTCTTCCTCAACTGAACAGTAAAGTCACTTGATGGACTAATTGCGTTTATCGTACCCGATACATTTAAAGTCAGACTACCCACCAATGGAGTTGCTGAGTTATATGTAAAGTCGCTACCGCTTCCCGTTATGGTAAAGTTTCCTGCACTTAATATATCAAACTCAACATTCCCTGCTGATGATGTGTAGTTTTTTAGTTTAGTTGTGGCAAGTAGTCCAAGTGATGTGCTTTTGGTTAAGTTTTTCTGATTGTGAGGTACCACCAAAGTCTTGAAGAAATCAGTAGATATTAAAGGGAAGTCATAGGTGTAACCTGACCCATCAAGAATCTTCTCAAGGTATTGCTTAACGTAAAGAGCAGGTCTGAATGCATCAAAAGAAAAGTCTATCTTATTTGTTGATACGTTCCCATTATCAATCAAAGGGAAGTAAACCCCATTGCCGCTAATGTTATCCCAACTATTTTGGATGTTGGTATAGGTCCAAGCAGTATCAGCAATACCAAAGTCTACATCTTCTAACTTGTTGTTCCCTAAAGCCGTAATAAAGCCTCCTAATTCTCCAAATACACAAACTTCGTATTCTATGCTCTTTCCATCAATGATGACCTCAAGCAATCTTAGAACACCTTTAAATATCTGTATCTTGTCTACCAAGATGATACATGGTACAGACTTGGTTGCGTTAAAGTTGTATCCCACATTTGGTTCTGCTGAATTATATAAATTGGAGATGCCGAACTCAAATACGTTACCGAATAGTTTATTATTATTGTCATTCCCAGGTAGTACTATTGTTTTGCTAAATGAAGTGTTACGGGTTGCAAAGTCTTGGATTTCATCAATTGCATAGGTAAACTCAGCAGAGATGTTCTTAGTTAAATCAAGTTTATACCCATCAATGTAAATCTCTGTCCTCATCGGAATTGACTATATTTTTTATTAGCAATCTGCACATCTAACTCAAGATTAAACATCTTGTCTGATATTCGCTTCTTCTCCTCCCAATTGCTTGTCATTGTCACTATTGGGTAATAATATCCTCCTTGCTCAAAGTAAACTTCAGGTGATTGTATTAACTCTGCTAACCAATTATAATCTGTTACATTTAAGTAATTACTTCGCAGTTTGTACATTGTGGTATGCTCAACCACATACTTAACTGCACCTGGGTTTATTCGCTTATAATCATCATATGTCCTCATGGCAGTAGCAGATGAATTGTACCGCCATTTATTGCCCTCATACTGCTTTGATTCTGTCTGCCTTGATTCTTTATTTACCAACCTAAAATGCATCGTATCATACCCTCCTAATTGATTTAAGAAGTGCAATGCAATCGGTGAGTAGTTAGGATTGCAAACAAGTTTAACCTTTGCCTCAGGACCGAATGAAGTGCCATTATGCAACTTTATTCCATAAGCATAAGCCGTTGATGGGATAACAGTTGACCCATACCAATCATTAATGCCACTTGGTGAGATATCCAATAGGCTGAAGGTATTCTGTGGGTCTGTTCCAGTAGTTATTGCACTTCCACTTGTACTCCCGTTCTCATTGTATAACTGAAGGGATGGGTAGACATTTGTTGTTACCCCCGATGCATTCATGTAACCAATATGCAACTTATCAGTAAAAGCACATTCAACATTGCTTAAATCCCTATTGGTTAACCATTTATTTAGATATGACTTGTAATAGGTTGGAGATTGTGCAGGGTTGTAGAAATCAGGATAATAAAAGTTAAAAGCAACATAGGTCTGCTCTACCAAGTTAGTGTAAGTAGTTCCACTATATTCCTCTCCGTATTTTATGGTATATTCCTTGTACAGATTATCATTTGACCCACTAAATAAGGTTTGAACTGGGTTAGGTATAAAATAAGACTGAGCATAATTACGCATGATATTACCTGCGTTAAAGATTCCTTTGGTACTGCTCACATCAGGGAACTGCTTAATCCTTGCCACCAAGACTGCATCTACATAGATGTCAAAGACATACTTAAAATTAGTTGATGCCTTATTGGTTGAATCCACCACAAACCAAAGGTCATCATGTAGGGATGCGTATTGTTCAGGTATTGAGTTAATCGTTATTGCCATTGTTTACTTGTTCTCATTGTTAAGTAGCGAACTTGCTTGTTTTATGTACACCACCACATCAGCACCCACCGCCTTTGCCATTTTATCGTAAAAGTCCTGATTGAATACCTCTGTAATGGCATCATCAAAGAAACCAGTTCTTTTCAGACCTTGTTGCTTTATCTTCCTTGCAATCAGGTACGCAGTAGTGCGACCAGTGTTTAATTGAGCAACTGATTTCCTTTTGGTTTGCAGAGTTGATAGATTATATTTTTGGTCCTCATTTCTTGATGCTCTTGCATTCCGCTTTACCCATTTCTGAATAGCAGTAACCATTGGACCATTCATAGAAGGGTATGCTGACCTAAACCGATAAGGTGAGTTAGGTGTACCACTCTTGAACCCCTTTACACCTTTATTGACAAAGTCATAATACTTTGCTCCTGCTGAACTTTCAGGATAACCTACATCAATGGAGTACGTTGACCCTTGCTTAGTCAATGAACCCTCCGCAATATCTTTGCTAAGAGTTCCAGTATCTACCTTGTCATCCTTAATTAAGTTCTTCTGTGCTTGTAAAATGAACTTAGCAGCATATCTGAGGATAGTCTTTTCAACAAAAGGCAACTTACCAAGTTTGGCAAAGTCATCTTTGCTTGATGCCTCATTCGCAATTATGGCATCATTTATAACTACATCTGTGTCAATTCTTGCCATATTGTTTCTTAATTAATTCATTATCATGCTCCATCTTTGCTTTAAGGTAGGCAAGGTCATTCAAGAAGTTTATTGTAGGTAAGTCAAATGCTTGGTTAAGTGTGATTCCTTCAAACTCGGCAACCAGTTTTGCTTGATAAATCCATCCATAATGTTGCATAAAGCCTCCCATCCCTCCTCTGCTTTCTCCTTCGTTATCTTCGCCTCCATCATCTGTTGCACCAAATAATCCTTGGAATTCTTTATCCAAAGTCTGTAAACTTGATAAAAAAAAACAACCGAACCGAGTACGTTTACGATTGGTGCTTCAAGCATATCTTGTGCGTAATCCGAATGCTTACTTGCATCGTATTTATCATCCTTCCAACCTAACCAAGTTTTCTTTTGAGGAATAACCATACACGCCATAATCTTGTGCAGATTACCCATAACATCTGAACTGAAGTGCTTAGATTCAATATACCTTGCAGCAGGGATATTCCTAACATCGTAAATGCACTTGTAAACCCTACCATTTACCTTAATGTAGTCAACTGCTTGGGGTTGGATGTCTTGGTGAACAAAACTGATTGAATCTAACAATGGTCCGAGTTCTTTAACTGGTAAAGAATCAATCTGATGTTCAGTTAGGTTCTTGAGAATAGATGTAACCTTAACCGATAAGTCAAGGTCTGTCATGTCCTTAGCATTCGCATAAAGGTCATTAATCTGCTGCCATTGAAAGACTGTTACATTTGACCAAGTCATACCCATAAATAGTTGATTTCATTTTAAGTGTAATACAATGTCTATCCAAGGATACCCCTTGACTTCATGGGATTCTTTAGCACTCCCAATCATTGCCAAACTATGCACCCCCATCCAAGAAGGGAGAACGGGTTTTTTGGTTATCCTTGTCGGTAGTTATCATTGTGTTACTACCACTTTTATCCCGTTCTTATCATCTCCAGTCTGTTCCCGAGGCAGACTGTTAAGCATAGATGACACGTTCATTCATTTACTTTTTGTGCTAAAGTTGGGGTGAACCCGTGTTAAGACCTATTTAGTAATCAGGGCAGGACTCGAACCTGCATTTATACCACCATACAACTCTCTTTATGGGTGTCCAGTACTCAGACTTCGTTGTATGTGCGTTACCATTCCGCCACCTGACTATATCTTTCCGAAGATAGGTAAAAAAAAGAACCCACCTGATAGCAGCAAGTGGGTCTAATTTATGCGGGTTGCATGAATCAAACCCGAATCATACTGCTATTATTATTCGGATTGACTATGCAAAGATACTAAATTATTTAGTATAACAAATTATTTATTTTCTTCAAGCATTGCCACCCAGGTGTAAATCTCATCAATGCCATTAAACTCAGATAAAGTCTTTTCTACTTCATCCCCATTATCAAAGTCGGTGTACATAACATAAACATCATCATTGCTAAGCTTGCAGTCAATAGGCATATACAAGGTAAATGGGTAATCTTCTGACCAAAGGTAGGTGTAACCTGAGTTTGGGTTTACATCAATTTCCCCGTAACCATCTAAACTCATGCCCAGTTCTTTCGCTTTTTGGATAAGATAGATTGCTTTTGTAAGTTCCCATCCTTCTAATTTGGTAAAGTCTAATTTCATAACAGTTGGTTTAATTGTGATTTGAAACACGAATATAAACCTTTTATTGAATACTGCAAAACTTTGTTGCAATTATTTTAAAAAATAATTCAATCAGGCAAAACTATACCTTCCGCTCCCGACATTTTTCTGGAGGTGTTGCCAAGCAAGGGAAAGACTTATCACGCAGTCATCATGGAATCCTTGTGGGGCAGAGTACTTTACCCCATAACTCGTGTACTGGTATTCAAATATTTCCAACTCATCTATAATAGGACCGCTTGGGAAGGTTATCTTTCTTTGGTGAATGGCACTTGCTAATCCTTCCATCAGCATCTGCTTACTTGTACTGCTAAACTTATACCCTTGAACATCTAACCCCTCCCTTTGCATATCTTCAAAGATTGGGTCGCCTACCCCCGTGCTATCCATCAAGATTGGTGCTTTAGGTAGGTTGATGATATACTCCTTAGTCTGCCTCCAATCCCTTTGAAACCTCTCAAAATGGCATACAGAACCATTCTTATCAAGTCCCGTGATAACTGTAAAGTCCACAGACTTGGCAAGGTCAATGCCATAACAAGCAACTGGGTTGGTAGACATCGGGTAGATGCATTGCCTAATGAATGCAGAACCGAAAGGATTGGCAGCATTCTCAGCAGGGTTTGCCATATACTCCTGCTCAAAAACCACTTCAGGCAGTTGCATCCTTGCAGAATCAACCTCACTTTTATCAATGTAAGGATTGTCATAGGTGCTGAACTTAAACGATGCCCAATCTTCCTCACCTCCATTTCCTTTCATAAAAAGGGAGTAAAAGTAGTTTTTACCCTTTGGGGTACTCAAGAATAATGCCTTGCCCTTATAATCGGTTAGGGTAGGTCTGATTGAGTTCAACCACCCATCTTCAAGGTTAGGGATAAAAGATGCTTCATCAATTATGCACAGATGGAACTTCAACCCTCGGAGATTGTCCAACCTTTCACCCGTAAAGAATCGGATTGTACCACCCGTGATAAAGGTGATGACCAAGTCTGCCTCATTCTTCTTGTAAATCTCATTTGGTAGCATATCCAACAACTCTTGGAAAAATATCTTACCGAGTTGATATGTTGGAGTGATGTAAGCAACCCTCTTGCCTTCTATACCTGACTCTAAGGCAATTGTTTGACTGATAAGGGACTTTCCAAACCTTCGCCCTGCCATCATAACAATGAACCTTTTAGGGCATTCTATGACCTTTCTTTGGGCATCATGTGGGTTATGTAGTTTTACCTCAACGGTCACGGGTTATTTTTATTTCAGATACCTCATGCTTGTTCTCGGTTTTCTCTACAAGGTTGTTCAGCCTTGCCACCAAATTAGGTGCTTTGTATCTTCCAGTTAGTGTGCCTTCTATTTGGTCCTCCTCCCATTCTTTTCTCATACACGTTACGACCCCCAAATAGGAATCGTATGCACCCTTATAATTGTCAATATATTGATGAACATTAAAGCCGTAATTCCTAAAAACGAAACTCTCAAACCCTACTCTTTGATATGGCTTTTTAACTTTTATAACCATTACACCTTTCCCCGTTGCTATCTCTTGGACATCAGGGTTATTGTCAATGTGTGCTTTATAGTCATCCCATATCTTTAGAAGGTTCTCAGGAGTATCAATATATTTTTCCTTGATTGGTGGTTTATTTTCTCCTCTCTTTGCCATTTTACTTCAATTTAGTTAGTACACGATTATGCACAAGGTTTAACTCATGCTTCCAATACTCTGTGCTTCCTTCTCTTGGTAGAACTTCATCTACTGCTACTGATACCGATTGGATGCCTTGAAAGTAACCCCACGGCATTGGTATAGCATTGTTGCAGTCATCTATTACAAGTGTGCCACCTACTTTGAGGATAGGAGTGTAATGTGTTAGGTCTGACTTTACTACCTCATAGGTATGTCCTCCATCTATGTAAAGGACATCAGGAGGATTCTGTGATGCCAACTTGATTGCATTTGGGTTGGTTGAATCCAAGCGGATTAACTCATAATCATCCTTGATATTAAAAACATCATGCAGTCTTATGATATCTGCTTCATAGTCACTTTCCCAATGCCCATCAGAGGTATCAAGTGGGGTGATTCCTATTCGCCTGACCTTCTTACCATGCCTTTCTGCCAATAGACTGACAATAGCAAGTATCTGCCCTCTAAAGACCCCAATCTCCATAAAGGTAAACTCTTGTGGCATCTTCTTTACTATCTCATTCCACATCCAAAGAAAGCATCTTTCCCCGAATCCGAATGCATTTGCTTCTATCCAATCCCTATATGCTTTGAGTTCTTTATCAGCATTCACCTTGTCGGTGTACTCTTTTACCAGTTCATCCATCATAGTTGATAAAATTTAGTCATGTCTGTTTTCCCGTTACCATGTATAAACATTGGGAAGGTATGGGTCTTATTGTTATATAATCTGTTATAGGTTAAAGTAAAGTCACCTTCCACCTCAAATGCAACAGATTGGAAGATATTGCAGTAATCAAGGCTGATGCTTGACCTTCTCTCCAAGAATCGGTCTGTGTACCACCTTTGGTCATCATCCTCAAATTGGACTGGGTTCTGCTCAAATAAACTCATAAACACATCCCGTCTTCCATATATCTGCCCTGAGTTCAGATACTTCCATTCGTGAGGTACAGAAGGAAACTTGCCCCGATTATACGAATCAGGGTAACATCCTTTTTCTGCACTTATGATTAACCCAGTACCGCCTCTGTGCTTGTAGTTAAATTCATCAGGAGGAGCAATGCAGTAATTATCATACGCATCAAGGTAGATGAAATCATCATCATAAGAGTTCACAAGGTATTCGTACAAGCCGATTATCTTAGTCCCGAATCCTTTCCACTCTTTGACAATGGTATGGTAATCCCACCCATGTCTTTTGAGTGACTCTTCCAACTTCAACCACCCTGGGTGATTCGGATTATCAAGTGATACTATTACTTTCATATTACAAAAGGGTTATAGTAAATCGGTCTTACCCCATGATAGTATTCATGGGTTATCTTAATGACTTGCTGAGTAACATCGCTACTATGTTTTTCCTTCCAAGATTGGTACTCGGTTTCTCCCTTATCAATGTGGTCAATCTCAATGTGAGGTAAGAACACATTCCACATCACTGCAACTGTGGACCGATGACTTGCAAGAACATCATCATATCCATATAAGCAAGGTTGGTAAAGGTAACCCATTTTATCCAATAATGCTGATGAGTACATTTGGCAAGTACCTATGATGTGGTGACACTTCTCAACTATTATCCATCTTTGACCTGCCATGTGTGAAAGCATTACTAATTCACTTCTCCAATCAGGCAAGGCGTGATTCGGTTCTTCCCAACAATCTTTTCTTTTTAGTCCAACGATGCCTATTCTCTCATCCCTTTCAATTGCCTCAACCATTTCAGTAACCCAAGAAAAAGAATTGATAGTAACATCGTTATCCATTTTTATGCAATGTTGCCCAGGTACACGATACTTCCAAGCAAGATTAACTGCTTCAGCAGTACCTATGTTCTGTTCATTGGTGATTAGGTTTATGTATCCATCATCTGCCCATAGTCTAAGGATGTCTTTTGTTGCTTGGCAAGAGTTATTATCTACTACCCAAAAATCATGGTCAGTAAATATATCCTGATTGTATAGACTATTCAAAACCCTCTCAGTAAGTTCAGACCTTTTGTTTTCCTCGGTATCATGGACCGCCATTGCGATTAATACTCTTTTCATTTTATTTATTTATAGTTCCGCAATGACCGCACTTGCTTTCTTTGCTTTGTGATTTGATGATGGTAATGGTGTACTTCTTGTGGCAGTTCTTACACGTTACCCACTTTGCTTGGTACTTCATTGTACAAGTTTATCTATGTTTATATCCCTTTCTTCCAATATCTCCCAAAACCTTCTGTAAACTAAAACGATTGCATCATCTACATCAAGATTCTGTTTTAATGCATTCTCTGTCAAAGTTTCTCTTGTATTATTTAATAACTCCCATACTGCACTGCACAAGTCTGCTGCTTGAACGCATTTAAGATGCTCTATCTTGTCATCGTAATCATCAAGGTTAAAGTGTAACTCTGCTTTCATATTATTGATTTAAATACTTGAGTTCTTAATTCGTTTACCTTGATAAGATTAAAGTTCTCCCTGCACCACTGCCCATTTGCAAGACCCATCTCTTGTCTATATATAGCATCTTTGACAAGTTTTTTAATATTTTCAAACCATCCACCTTGATGAGTTACGGGTATTATGTGTGGGCAATCTGAATAAGGTTTGACATTTGATGCAATCACGGGTGCATTCTTAGTTGCTGCCTCCAAGACTTTTAAGTTGGACTTCATTGAGTTGAACTTACTATCTACTAAAGGAATCAGACAAGCATCTGCCTCATTGTAGAAGTTCATATATTGGTCAACTGGTAACGCACTGCGTATGTACCCATCAACTTTGAACCCACATAAGTAATCATTTATCATTCTGCCCCAATCGTTTGCAACCTGCACATCTTCACTATATCCGCAAAGGATGAACCTTGAGTTATTTTTTGTTATAACATCCGTTGCAACACGTTTCATTGGATTCTTGAGGATTGCAATATCTTTAACATGGGTTATAGAACCTGCATAAACAAATCGCACCCTATCAGATTCAGTCTTGACATCTGTGAACTGGTCATCTCCGTATGGTAAGGCATTAGGTATTACTATCCAATTCGGGTTAAGTTCATCCACATGAACCGCCAAATCATTATTAGAACATATTACCAAGTCTGCTACCTTGATATGGTCTATCACCTTCTTTGTTGGATACTTCCCGTAAAGAATATGCCACGGGTCAAGATGCCAGTAATCATCAATATCAACCACCAACTTAAACCCGTACTTCTCCCTCAGTCTTACCAATTCATCAACCTCAAGACCTGCAATGTATCGGTTAATAAAAACTATATCATACCCCTTTTCAAGTTCTTCTTCAGTTAGTACATCAGTCATCATTGCGAACTCTTTAGGAAGATACATGATGGGGTTGAATAACCGATGAAAGGATACACCTGA